ACGGTTGACGGAAGCATTGAAGCGCTCCTTCAGGAAATAGACGGATCAACAACGGATTTACCGTCGAAACGTGCAGGCAAAGACAAGGGCAAAAAGAAAAAGTCTTGATGTAGGGCGATTGTAAGGGCTGTTTTATGATTAATAACAAGAAAATAGTCAATAAGTTCAAAGATCAGCGCTGGCGGCTGAATAATTTGTATTACATCACGGACGAAAGAGCTCGTAAAATCAAATTTAACATGAATGTGGTACAGAAAGCCCTTTATCTGGCCATGTGGTACCTCACGTTAATTCTTAAATCCCGGCAACACGGCGTAACAACGTTTATCTGCATTTTCTTTCTGGACACCTGTTTATTCAATTCCAATATTCACGCCGGAATAATAGCCCATAACCGAGAGGATGCAGAAGCTTTCTTCAAAGACAAAATTAAATTCGCCTATGACAATCTACCGGTAGCACTAAAACAGGCCAGAGAGACCGAATCAGAGAACGCCAGAGAACTATCTTTCCCTAACGGTTCAGTGATTCGCGTCGGTACGTCAATGCGGTCTTCTACCCTGCAATATCTGCACATATCGGAGTTCGGTAAGTTATGCGCCAAGTACCCGGAGAAAGCGCGGGAAGTCGTCACTGGATCGCTTAACACGGTACACCAAGGCCAGTTTATTTTTATTGAATCCACCGCAGAAGGCCGCCGGGGATATTTCCACGACTACGCAATGAAAGCCCTTGACCTTATGAGACGTAAGGCTGATTTATCTTTCCTCGATTTTAAGTTTTTCTTTTTTGGGTGGTATGACGATCCCAAGAATCAGAGCGATGCCAAGATAGACATTCCCCACGAGATAGCAATTTACTTTGAAGAACTGGCCAAGAAGGGCATTAAATTAAGCCCACAACAAAAAGCCTGGTACGTCTTAAAATCAGAGCAGCAGAAAGAAGATATGCACCGTGAGTTTCCATCTACACCAGAAGAAGCATTTGAGGCAACGGCAGCGGATTGTTTCTTCACTGGCGCACTGGAAGGACACAATCAGACACGCACGGGCCAGTTTATTAAGCTCCGCAGAAAACCACAGGAAAAGGAATTTGAAGTCATTGAATCACCTACCGGAATATTGGAAGTGTGGAAATACCCGTATTTTCTCGTTGAGGGCTGGGATAAGCACAGTTGGACACATCGCTATAGTATAGGTTCGGACATTGGCGAGGGATTAGGCGGCGATTATTCAGTGGCCTATGTTTATGATCGGCACTTAAAACTATTTGTCGCTCGCATGGTATCAAACAAAATTGACTCCCACCGTTGGGGAGATAAACTAAACGGTCTGTCTTTATTTTACGAAAATGCTCTGTTAGTCCCGGAGCGAAACGGCGCTGGCATAACGACAATCAACAGACTCATTGATTTAAAGTCCAATATCTACGTCAAAACTGTGGTTGCCGCCATTGGCAAACAAACAACAAAACAATACGGTTGGCAGGAAACTCACGATTCCAAGCAGTCATTATGCGGCGGATTAAAGGCGTATCTAGGCGCTTATGATAATCACGGACAACGCAAAAACATCATCCTCTGTAAATCCCTGCTTGATGAATGCGCAGTCTTTATCAAGGACGAGGAAAAAGAAAAGCTGGGCGCAGAGGAAGGTTGCCACGACGATCATGTAATAGCGGCGGCGCTGGCTATTGAGGGAGATAGCTATTTACCGAAGTGTGAACGGATTGAGAAACCTAAGCAAGACTGGCGCGAACGCAAGGGCGAAGAAGCCCGAAGGGAGGCAAATTGGGCAGCTTAAACAGGGAAGAACGCTTAAAAAGAAATCAGCGCATGAAAGAAGTTGTCAAGCTGGACCGTAGGCTTTTAGAGGCTTGCGAAGAATTACGTTATACCGTAGAGCATCCAAGCGAGAGCGCAGATATTCTTATGGCTAAGGGCGTTTACCGGAAAAAAGACGAAGACACTATTATGACGGCCAAGGTTGACGGCGTGGTTATCGGTTACAAGGTAAAGAAATCTTCCATATTGGAGATTAATCCTTATTTTGACCGCTATTGCTACATCAGGACACCAGAGCACAGACTTAGCGACTTGTCCGACAAACAACTTGCAGTAATAAAATATACCGTGCTGGAAGCCTTCTTTGAACCACAACAGGGGGGTATTGACACCGAAGTAATAGGTGACGGCGCAATCTTAATGAAACAGCGTTTCATGGTTGCGTTGCCGTACAAGTTTCAAGATGCAACAATTCAGGTCCCGAGTAATTACAGAGGTCACTAATGCCGGTAATTGATTATGACAAAATAGACAAGTCCGATGCCGATAAAGGAGTAAAAGAAGTTTACGAACTTCTGAAGGGCTTTTTAGAAGACTCTGATAGGGCGGATTGGAAAAAAGACGTTTATGATCGCGGCTGGGATGTGGCCTGGGGTAAATCCGATTCTCTTTGGGATGAAACAGAAAGAGCGGCCATGACAGAAAAAGGCCAGATACCTATTTCAATCAATGATATTTCCAAGGGCATACAAGGCAGTTGCGCGATAAGCACAGCCAATAAACCCGGAATTAATGTTAAACCAATTGGGTCTTCTGATCTTTATCTTGCTGAATTAGTCAAACGAGGATTTGATTTTGTCTGGCAGCAGAACAGAGGGCAGGAAATTGTTTTTGATGTCTGCAAGGAATCAAAGACCGGCTCCCTAGGCGTGTTGGATATTTTATTTAATGAATCAAAAGGCAAGTGGGGAAAGATTGTTTTAAATTCTGATAATCCCTTAGATTATTATTGGGATAAAAAATCACGCAAAAGTGATAAATCAGACAGCCCGATTATCAAGGCTCATTTGGTTACTAAAGAATATGCCAAAGATAATTATGATGTAACTGATGATGATTTGGATTTTAAACCTATCCCTAAAGACGAGGACGGAGGGAAGAGCGAAGAAGGAAATAAGTCCGATGGTTATGTGGATGCCAGCAAAACCAATGACAGCGAAGGCTCTGAAGATGACAAAGAAGAAGTTTGGGAAATTGAGGCATGGCTATTAAAGACCGTTAAAACTTACGGTCTATTGGCGGTTAATCCTAATACCGGAAAATTGGAAAGAATTGATTTTAAAACCAAGGCTGAAGCGGATGAGGGAATGGAAGCTCTTCAGATGGTTGGATGGGAAGGAAAAACCAAAACATACAAATCAGAAAAGCGGGTATTGCGTGTAATTGTCGGCAAGAAACTTATTTCTGAAGAAGAAAATCCTTATGGATTGGATTCGGACGGCGATCCGGTAATGCCTAAGATACTTGTACCGCATGACCGCAGCAACAAAGGCTATTATGTCAGTCCAACGTACAGGGCTATTGAAATAAGCAAATCAAGAAACAAACGCCGGATGCAGACAATTTATGTCATATCGAAAAATATTGACGCTCCGATTGTTGCAGCACAGGGTTACAAATGGGAAAATGACGCGGTACACGGCGATACTCTGATAGTCCCGAAGGATTCACCATTCCCGCCCCATAGATTGCTTCCGGGAACAACGTCCGCAGAATTAATACAGATGGAACAACGGGACGAAATCGCGCTCAATGATGAATTTGATATGAACGATGTAATGAAAGGCAAGCTTCCTCCGGGCGTGGACTCCGGCAAATTGGTTATCGCATTACAGGATCAAGCAGGAATGATGTCCACGCCTTTTATTGGTATGCTGGAAGGAGTCATTGAGAGAGCGGCAAAGGTAATATTCAGTTTGATGTTGAGACACTGGCCGCGCGAAATGTGGGAACGGCTGATTGACGATGATGAGAAAACATCATGGCAGCCGGACAAAGACAGGCAGATTGACCCGGCAACCGGAGAAGTTAAAAAACCCGATCCTAATGATATTTCAACGAAGTGGTTAAAGGCTTTGGACACCATTAAGCCTGAAGCTGGAGAATCACAGATTGATCTTGAAGGTTTTGATATTCGCATTGTGGCCGGTTCTACAACGCCGACAAACAGGATGGCTAAACGTATGGATGCTGTGGAAATGGTCAAGAACGGTATCTATCCGCCGGAGATTGCGCTTGAATATATTGATGATCCGCTTAAGGACAAGGCATCGGCGATTATAAAAAATAATCAACGGATGGCGATGCAACAAAACGCGCTGAAGGGAAGCAAATGATAAAAGATACCGTTATATTGGAATTGTCCAACGAGGATATTTTAAGACTAACTAATAAAGCCGTCATAGAGCAATTGGATAGATGGGCAGATACATACGGCTTCCATAATCATACATTAAGCGGGAAACTTGAAATTTCCCTGAATGAAATAAAAAAATAAAAGGGAGAGAGACAGATGGCAAAGAAAGACGAAGTTAAAAAAGAATTAGTTGGCAAAGTATCAGGGGAATTGAAGTTTAAAAAGATTTCTTCTGAGGGAGTTTCCTTTTCAATGGAACTGGATAAGGCCAACATTAAGAGCATGGGCAATGATTCGATTGTTTTCGATCTTAAAGCATTACCGGCAGATTTTAATTTCGATAACCACGTGTTGACCGGAAAGATTGAAATTACATTGGAGGCAAAAGATAAGTAATGACCGAAATCCGCTGTAAAAAGTGCAAGAGGCTGCTGATGCGCATTAGCGATAATGAAGACAACACGCCAACAACGGCATATACAGCCAATCTGCCTATTGAGGTAAAATGTCCTAAGTGTGGAGCAACGATTGAATATAAAATTGTATTTATGCACAATCAACCAGACGGAGAGTATTTAACAGTAATAACAATTTAGAGCGTTCCGAACGCCAATAACGCTAATAGAGCTTTACGAAGGCCGATTTCCAGAAATGGATTCCGGCTTTTTTAGTCTTCAGGACAGACATTAAACAGCCTGCAATTGGTTACTTGTCCGACCATAAGGGACACGCAAAAGGAAAAGGAGTTTTTATGATGGGAGAAATTTTAAATTGGCTAAGGATTTTCACTAAGCCCCTTTTAAACGAAAGGGGCGATATTGGAGATTATCAAAAGCCAGAATTTACGGACGAAGAAAAGGCCGCTTTGGGAGAAGTGGACGATTCGACCAATGGCGAAGGCAAGCCACCGGATGAGGCTGTGCCGACGGATAAGAAGGACGACAAACCGCCTGAAGATGGGAAGCCACCCGAAGACGGCAAGCCTCCTGAACCGCCGACCAAAACCGAGGATAAGCCGGACGCCGAAACACAGGCCGTAATTGAAAAAGAAGGCGGCAAACTCATTACTGAAAACGGCAAGCAGTACGTCGTTGATGAGGATGGCGCGAAGATTCCTTTAGCACGGTTCAAGAAGATTTATTACCAGGCCAAGGGAAAAGAAGAAACAGAAACTAAATTAAACCTTTTCAAAACATTAGGAGCAGAGAAATACTACGAGGTTTATCCCGATGAGAAACCGGCGGACTTCAAACCGGCAGAGCGCAAGGCGGACCCGACTCCGACAGCCGAAGACTTCAACTCCATGGTTGTCAATGGCGGGAAATATGACGGCTTAACCATTGGTCAAGTAGCGCTGGGCACGGATGATTTTCCACCCGATCCAGTGTCGGCAAATGTCATGGTTAATAATTATCTCGAATCACAAAGGACGGCAAAGGCAACCGAAGAACGGAAGCAAGAGGAATTTAATAAAAACTTCACTGCCGAGAAAAACGCATTCCTTTTTGAGAGGGCGAAAGAATTGTTCAGTAAGGACAAGGACTTCACGCCCGAAGAGATCAAACAGGTAAATGGAGTTTATGATGTGCTTTCCAAATGGATGATTGCTAACAAAAAGAGTCACTACAAAATGGAAGATGCCTACCGTTTGATGAACCATGACGAGATAATCAAGAAAACCAAAGTAACCGCCACTAAGGAAGCCTTAAAAACGGCCACAGATAAGAAAGTCATACCTTCTATCGGTAATGGTGACGGAAGTGCCGGACTGACCGGATTTGAGGCTGTAATGGCTATGTCTGAAGACGCTCTGGCTAAACACATTGATAAAATGTCGGATGCTGAATTTGCGAAGTTTTCAAAGGATGCGCCAAAGACTCTAAAGGATAAATTTCCAAGTCTGCCCTGGTAGATGAGAAGGCCATAATAAGGAGTTAAACAATGGCTGATTTTATTTTTGCAACAGGCAACGCCCTAACCCGCAAGGCATGGGCTAAAAAGTGGATGATGGAGGCAAAAACCGAATCATACTTTTATGAAAACGGTTTTGTCGGAAAATCCGAAGACAACATAATCATTGAATACCCCGATCTTGAGAAAGAACAGGGCGATGTAATCACCATGGGCGAAATCCGCGAACTCTCCGGCGCTGGTGTGGCAAACGATGGCCAGATGGAAGACAACGAAGAAGCCCCGAATACCTACGATGATGCCGTGACCTTAACGCAGATTCGTAATGCTGTAAGGCTGGGCGGCAAAGAGACGGAAATGCGCCCCTCTGACAACGGCATCCGCGAGAAAGTCAAAGAATTGTTACGGCGCTGGATGGCGTCCAAGATTGACCAGGATATTTTCACGGCGTTGGGTACTTCCTGCACTAAGATTATCTACGGCGGCGACGCAACTACGACCGGTGATATTGAAGCGGGAGATTTTATGACCCTCTCTCTGATCTCCAAAGCAGTTACCTACGCCAAAAAAGCACAGCCCAAGATTGTTGGCATGGTGGTCAAGGGTAAGCAGATGTCCGGCGTTATCGTTATGTCGCCAGATCAGGCCTTTGATCTGTCAGAACGTGACGCTGCATGGGCGCAGGCACAACGGGAAGCGCAGAAACGCGGGGATGACAATCCTATCTTTACCGGAGCCAATGGTATTCACAAGAATTGTGCAATCCACGACCACACCCGTATTGCTCTTGCAACGACATGGGGCGGTTCGACCCTTACCGGAGCACAGGCACTTTTCTTAGGTAGAGGCGCTGGGGCAATCGCCTATTCCAAGAAAAAGATATGGGAAGAAAAGTCATTCGATTACGGCAATAAAGCCGGGTTCTGCGTAGGTTCGATTTACGGTGTGACCAAGTTGGTTTTAAATAGCGCTGATAATGCAGTTGTTGGCGTGTCCACATATAGGACAAGCAACTAATATTATGGCGGATAGGTTTAACTGGCCGTTGAACCGATAAGTGGTCTCCCGCACTTCCGCCTTAAAACAACACAGGGAATTAAAGGGATATTGTTATGGCAAAATTGAAAGACCCAATCGCGGGAGAAGAAAAAAAGGAATCGGTTCCGACATTGGATAATTACGTTCTGACAGCGGTAAAGCCAGAGGCGGCTAAATTAAGGCGGCCTTTTGAAGGCTATCCGTTTAAAAAGGTGAAGATAGGCGATAATACGATTATTTCAACTTTCATTGTCGCTCTTGACCCGGACGTAATTAAATCAATTCAGGATCCGAGCAATAGAAAGAAAATCAAAAATTACCACGCTCCTATGATTCGTGATTACGAAGAACAGGATAACATACTGGTAAGTTTTGATAAGGAAATTGTCGTTAAGGGCAAGACGTATTTTTACGATGTTGTTCCATCTCACAACGTAAGGGCACAGTTAGTTTTCAAATACAATGCAAACCGGAGAAAAGTTGAAGTTATCCCCGGAGTGTTACTCATGGACGACGGACAGGTCCAACGGTTGAAGCAGGTATTTGAACAAATAATTAATCCCAAGTTGAGGATAGAACGTGAAGCGTCTTTCATCGCCGGGGAAAATCAGACAGACGGCGGAGAAAGCGAACCTCTAACAGAAAACGAGGTTTAACAAATGTCAAATTTATCAGTTCAAATAACGCCAAGAGGTATGTCCCAGCGCAGTTTGGTTGACCTTATCTATATGCTCACGGCAGCAGTCAAGGGAATTTGCACAAAACTTGATGCTGACGGCGGAGTCACATTGACTACTTACACGGCCAATGCCTACACCGCTATTTTCAACGGTCACATCGAGGATTCCAAAGGCAACCAACTTATTAACAGAGTCGCCGCAAAGGATAAGAATTTCTATCATATCACGCCAACGGGCATGAGTAATCAGGCCTTGATAACATGGCTCTATGACTTTTTCGATATGATGGAAACCTTAACCGAGCAATGCGACACTGACCCTCTGGGTGATTCCAATTACGAGGCGCTTGTTTATACGGCACTTTATCTTTGGAAAGTTACCAATCAATCGGGAAATACTTTAGGCAACGGAAACACTTATTGGTTCAATCCCGGCGGGGTTATGAATAACGGTGAATTGGTCAATCTATTGGCTAACATGGTTTATTCAATCCATGTATTCACTGACAAACTCGATGACGATGGAACCGTAACAGATACAAATTTTGAAGCGCTCTGGGACACTGCCGCCATCCTCATGCAAATTGAGGATTCAAAGGGCAATATCCGGGGCAACGCTTTAACAAAGTTCCTGCCGTAGAATGACGGCAAAAATAAAGTTTTAAAGGAGATAGATATGAAAAAACTTTCAATGAAACTCTTAATCGTTC